GCCGCCGACGGATTGTCCGTCGGCGGCGTCGGAAAAGGGTCGGCGTTCAACGCCTTCGTTTTTGCCGTCAATTCGACAAGCTTCGCTTCTACCATCCGGTCGATCAAGGCCCGGTCAACGGTCGCGTCGGCGGCATTGAGACAGAGGAAGATGATTTCCTTTAGGCCCGGCAGCGTCTTGAAGGATTCTTGGCATACTCCCCCGCCGAACGAATAGACGCCTGCGGCAATCGCCCGGTCGAGTCGGTCTGACTTCCGGGCGTACTCGTCGTCGGAAAGCCGGGGGCGTTGCCGTTCTAACGCGGCCAGTGCCCGGTCTTCTAGAAAATGTTCATACTCCGCTTGTGCGTCGTACGTCATGGGGGAAAGTTTATAAGACTTTCCCTCAAAATCGATCGTCGCCGGCGTGCCCAACGCTTGTGCGGTTTGTCCCATTGTTTACACCTGCGCGGTCGAGCCACCCAAGCCGCCGGTAAATGTGCCGTCGCCCTTGAATGAAACGATGCCCTTCAATTCGCCCGTAAGTTCAAAGTTCTCGATCAGCACGTTGCCCGTGATGATGCTGGCGGCGTGTCCGCGGTCCGGTGAGAGCGTCACGAGATAGCCAAACTGATTGCTACTCGCGGGTAGTGACCCGCCGGCCGGCGAAATGCCGCCCGACCCGGTCAACAGTCCGGTTAGTGTCGACGGCGGCGTGTCGATGATAGTATAGACGCCTTCAAACGTCAGCTTCGCGTCGAAGATGGTTGGGACGTATTCGCCCGACACGAGAGCATTCGCCCCGAGTGTGGTCGTCGGGCTTTCGCTGTTCGTGATTTCCGCCTTGCCGACCGTGATCGGAAGACTGAACTTCGTTAGTTTCAACGTAATGCCGTTGATGACTAGCTTGCCGCTTTTTCCGGCGATGCCGTAGGTGGTTGCTGCCATGTGGGGTTCCTATTGCGTCCGACCTTCGCCGGATCGGTAGATGAATCGGAGATCGCTCACGTCGTATTCCCGTTGGTAGAGGGTGGGATTGAACGGCGGGTCGAATTCAAGATTACAGTCGAAGATTTGCGACACGCCAGATATCGACGTGACGTGCAGGGCGTGGCGGACGGCTTCCCGGTAGTCGAGCAACGCTAAGAGGTTCGCGTCTTCCAACAGCTGATTGCCGGCGAACGCGAAACGGACCCGAACCGGGTAGTCGAGGTAGACGGCCGGCGTAGCACCGGCATCGACTAGATACTCTTTCTCGGCTTCCGGGCTGACGATGATTTCCGGCAAGGCGTCGTCGCGAGAAATCAATGGGTGCTTCCGAAGATGTACCGCCTGAATGTTCGGAAGACTTAGACCTTGGATGGTCGATTGAATCGCTTGGATGAGAGCACTGTAAACCGACGTGTTCACGGGTGGGCTTCCCTACACACAAGTCGGTAGCGGGTCGCCACCGTTTCGATCGACAAGTCTTGCACTACCCACGTCGTACCGTCCGCCCGCACGATGTGATCGCGGGGTTTCGCCGGGAAGGTCAACGCCCCGATCAGAATATGAAATACCTGTCCGACCGATCCCGCGAAGTCGGCTTCGTCTTCCCGCGGACGCCGCACCAACGCGGGCACGTTCGGATCGGTGAAGACTTCCCCGCTCCCCCGGCTGAGGTATTGGACGGTTTCTTCGTTGTCGAAGTCCGGGAAATCCGCGGCCGGGTCGAGGTACGGGTCGAGACTCATTAGTAACCGTCCGCGGTCTTCTCAGTCTTTTCGGCCGCCGGCTTCTCCGTCTTCTCGGCTTTGTCTTTCGTGCTCAGAGCAATGGCGATCGCTTGCTTCAGCGGCTTGCCGGCGGCAATCTCGCGTTTGATATTCGCGTGAACCGCGTCATCGGACGAACTTTTTTCGAGGGGCATTAGATTGCTACCGTTTGAATTTCCGTGGGTTGATACTGCTGAATTAGCAGGTCGATCTCTTTGAGCATTCGCGTCACGTTCTCCCGCCACGCCGAGCGGCTGACACTCTGCCCGTCGATGTTATAATCAACTCGCGGGTTTGCGGAGTCGGCGACCAGGGCGGCAATGTATCCGTCTCGTGCGGTCGTGAGTTGTAGTACGGGGTCCATAAATAAAAAGAGCGGGTAGCGGGAAAACCCGACCCGCTCAGTATGACGGATGAGGGCAGTCCGTCAGGGGCGACTGTGGTGTCGAGAGCCGCTTAGCCGTCGATCAGCGGTTCTACGTCGAAAGTGTGAATCGTGGCGAGGATGCCGCGGTTCTTCTTGTACTTCTCGATCGCTTCGTACGGGGAATTTGCTTCCACGTCTTCCGCGGCGTTGTCCCGCAGCTTAACCCGATAACGGTTAGCCGGGGTGGTATCGGGGAGCGGCTTGAACCGCCCGATGTCAGGAAACTGTTCGACAGCCATTACGGCAAGGTACCAGTGTTGTACGCCCGAATCGCATACCGCGGATCGCGGACACCCGCAACGCCCCATTCACGGCACTTGATCGCCAAGGCGATATCGTTATTGAAGTCCAGCCAATTACCGGCCGGCGCCTGTTGGGCGGTGAACGGTTCGGCCTGCCGCCAAACGAACGCTTCCTTCGACCCGTAGATGACCACTTCCGCGGCGTCGGCCGCCGCGAGGGCGGTGAACGTGCCGGCGGACTGAGTCCCGCCGCTGACCGTCAGGTCCGGCTGAGTCGTCTGGAGCAAGTTGTACGCCAGCTGGCTCTTGAGAAGCTTATAGTCCAGCTCCAACGGAGTCGGGGCGTAGGTCATCTGGGCGACGTTGGACGTGTCGGCGACGCCGGAACGAACCGTGGTAGCCGTCTGAATCCGCTTGTGCGTCGGATACTTCGTCGGCATGCAGAGCAGATAGTCCGGCTTAATCATGATCGGCTTGCCGGAAACCGGGTCGGTCATGTTGTAGAACAGCACGTCCAGCTTGTTAATGTGGGTCCAGTCCGTGATCGTCAGACCGCTCTGGATGTTAACCCAATTACCGCTCGACAGGTAGGTCGAGTAATTGGTGCCGTTCCACGCGTGCGTGTTGACGAGCCCGAGCACAACCCTCAGGATACGCTCAGCCTTGTTGATCCGAACCCGGCGACCCGCCTTGTCGCTTGCCCGCATCATCTGGGCGGTTAGGTCGGAGTAAATCGCCTCCATCGTCACGAGGAGCTTCGTCCCGAACTTCTCCGGGGCGGGGTAGACGATGTACTGCTCGCCGAACGTGTTCGACGGGTAAGGCATACCCGGCTGAATCGTCTCGGCGTCGTTCACCAGCTCAGACAACCAAGGGGTCTTCTGAGTCCCGAGGTTCCCGTTCGTGATCGGGACAACGTCCACCAGCTCGTCGGTAACGTCGTCGCCCTGGGTGTACCCCTGACGAATCTCGTTAATCAACAGCTGGCCGGTGATGTCCGCAAACTGTGAGGCGTCGACCGCGTCCGAAGACTCGCGAATCTGCCAGTTAGCACCTTTCCGACTGTTGTAGTCGGCCAGCTTGTGCTGCCACATCGGGCCGAGATAGGATTCGGCCAATTCGCGGAGAGAGATTTGACGCTTGTCCAACCGCCCCGCGTCGAGAGAATCCGCGAGGTTCTGCATTACGGCGTTGTGGCCGTGCGATTCAGTGAGCTGGCGTAGCGTGCGACCGAGAGTAGGCATTGGAGGGCTTTCAGTACCTTACGACTGAGCCGGCAGAGTCCGGCGACCCTGCGGAACCAGGGTGGAAATAATCTGGAATTTGACGGACGTGATAGACGTACCACGCTCGACCACGCGGCCGATCGCCTCAGCTTCGCTCGTCACCTTGACGAGCTTCTGGCTGAGCAAGGCGTTACCCGAAGCTTTAGCCGGGCCGAGTAGGTCGCCGATTTCAAACGTCGCCGACGCGCACGGGCCTTCGTAGACACCGGTCGTGTTCACTTCAATCGCGGCGACCAACCCTTGGTTACTGTTGCCGTACGGCACGGTGTCGGTGGATCGCTTCGACTGAGCGGCAATGCCGAGGAAATACTTGGCGAAATTATCTTGAGTCGCGGCGAGCGTACTCGCCCAAGTCTCGTCTTCGGCCCGGTTGATCGTAGTGGCACCGCCCGCACCGGATAGCGAGGCGTCCATACCGACGATGTCGCCCTTCGTGACAACCTGGGCGGAAGCCACGGTCACCATGACGGGGTTTGTCTCGCCGTAGAGATACTGAATCGTCGGGGCGAGCGGCGGAACCGAAACGGTAGCATTCGTGAGGGTGGGCATTGTTACTTCTGGGTCTTCCCGTTCACAAGAGCGGTAAAAGCGTCCAGGGTCAACGCGGACGCATTAACACCGCCGGACGTGGGAGTAGGATTTTGCTTGCCGTTCGTCACCGTGACGATCTTCAGCCGGTCGGCGATGGATTCCTTCATGGCGACATCGTCCTTATGGACGAGATCGTTAAGGAACGTCTCGGTAATCGCCACGTCCGGTAGGCCGGAAGTCTTGCACAGATTGGCCGCGAGCACCCGCTTCGACGCGAGCTGTTCCTTAATCTTGTACGCTTCCAGGTCGGCCCGTGCCTTGACCAGCTCGGCTTTCACCGATTCCTGGGCCGGCTCGTTGCCGGCCGTCAGCTCGGCGTGCATGCCGAGAACGTGCTTCATGACGTTCTTGACCTTGTCCGGGCCGAGAGTCCGCATTGCGTTCGCGACTAGGTCGGCGAGCTGAGCCTTGAGGGCTTCCTCGCCGTTGTCGCCGTCACCGCCGCCGTCCACACCACCGGTGCCGGGAGCCGCTACAGAAGTGCCGAGAGGAGTTTCCATTGATTCAAACAACCCTTTAGTTGTGGCCGGTTCGGACACGATGTCAACAGAGCGGACCTTGACAATTTCCGTCACGAGCATCGACCCGTCGGGCCGTTGCTGGACCTTGGCGTCCACGTCGTGGGACATGCCAAGGGCCGTCGGGTCATTTTCGATGGTCCAAAGAATTTCTTCGGTAATGGACTTCATCGGGTTGTACTTGACATCCCCGTAGAGTCCGTCGAGCTTCGCAACGACCGTGCCGCCGACGACGCGACCGAATCGGCCGGCGACATCGGTACGACCGTGGTCGATATTGACGAACGCCCCGTTATAGCGTTCAGCACATCGACTGCACGAATCCGGATCATATTGCCGGTTGTTGAGACTAGTCCAGCCGCAAAGTTTAACATGCCGCACGGTGCAGTTTTCACGGTCCACCCGGCTAGTACCGGTGGGTGCCGCGAAACCTTCGCGAACGTGAACAAGCTTGAGAGACGTAGTGGGCAAGATTAATGGGACCGACAGAATTGCCTTACACTTGTATTAGCGCGTCATAAATTCAGACTGCACACTATTTAGAAGATTTTTTGCATTTTCATCGCCGGCCCCTGCCTTGGCCCGTAGGGTGGCTAACATGGCCCGTAGGGTCGACCCCACGTCGACCGTATTTTGCTTCGACACATCATCGGGGCCAAACTTGTTCACGTAGTCTTTGAAACCCTGTTGGAACGCGGCGACGTGTTCCGGAGTGCCCAGGTCTTCCAGGTTCTTAAACCGGTGAACGAAGATCGTGCCCGCGGCTTCACGTTGTTTTAACTCCGCGGTGTCTTCAGTCGGCAGATAGCCGCCGCCCTTTTGGACCGCCAGCATTCCCGGCCGGGCCGGACCGCCGGGGTTAAAGCCCACGAAAATCGGCAGCTGACCGCGGCCCGCCGCACGCATGCGGGCTTTCTCGGTCTTATCATTGTCCACCCGGCGTCGCGACCCGGTCGTCATTTTAACGTCGGTGTAAAGTCCGGCGTCGTTATCGTTTTTCTTGAACGTGTCGGGTTGTCCCGTGTCGCCACCAAGATGCTCGCCGCCGAGCATCGCCGCCACCAACGATTCCCCGGCATGAGAGTGTATCTTGTCGTGCCCTTGCGGCTGCTGGAGTACGCTCTTCAGGTCGCGGCCGGTATACTGCTTCAGGTAGGCGTCTAGATTATGATAGTGGGCCGCCGCGACTTCCGGGGCCGGCATTTCGTCAATACTTTCACCGGTCGGCACACTCGCGTGCATTAAATCGCGAATATCTTGTAGTTGTTCCGGCAAGGTCCGCGAAACCGGCTTCTTAGCTTCCAGAATATTTTCACTTTCCGGCTTAAACGTGCCGAGATTATCGACGGACTTCACGTTCTTGTGGTCGAAGACCACCCACACCCGGCCGAACTTCTTCGCATCCGCCGGGGTGTCGGCTTTGTGGCTGGGAGAACCCAAAATATCGCGGGACGAATGAACCACACCGTCGTACCCCGCTTGCTTCAGTAGCGGGTTCACGTTCTCCCGCCCGTAAGACTCTGCGAGAGCTTCAAAGATGCGAGCACCGGCGTTGTTCGGCACCCTCCGCGACGGGGCGTACGTGAGTCGGCGGTGTTCGTTGAATTCTTGCGGGTCGAATTCGGGGTTATTCTGTTTGGCGAGGTTGACCAGCTTTCGAACTTGCGTCTCGGGAATGTTGGCGTCCCAATCGAACGGGTTCCGCACGTTCAGGTGGGCCGCGACGATCGTCCCCCCGTCGCGAGAGGCGGCATACTGTTGTGCAATCTCGGGGTTTTCCGCGAAATACATACCGGTGCCCGCGCCCATACCCGTTCCGCCACTCCGCACTAGCGTCCCGGTCGTCGGGTCGAACTTCCCGCCGCGATACACCGTCTTTACGTAGTGGTTCGTCGTGGGAGTTTTCGTATCTACGTTGACAACCTTGCTCGCGTTCGCCGGGTCGTTCTCCCAATCCCCGAACCAATTCTTGAACGCGAGGGACTTGAACCGATTCGCCTTCCAATCTGCGACCGGGTCCGTCGCCGCGGGTTGGTCGGTGTTAACCGCCTCACCGACGCGGTGCAGCTGTCCGAAATCGAAGTTCAAGGCAAACTTTAGTTGCTTGCCGGTGGGGTCCGTATAGGAGCTGAATAAGTCGTCCGCGTCCGGCTTGATATCGAACTTCTCGCCGCGGTGTTCGGACCCGGTCTGCGGACCGGACGTATAGATCATGTGATTCACGCCCTTGGCACTGTGAATCACGGAATCTTGCTCAAACTTCCGCCCGAGTCCGGTCAGAATGTGCGTCTCGTCTTCCGGCATCGGGACGAGGTAGCTATCCTCGTCCGCCCCGTACCGACCGTGCATCGGCACCCATTTCTTGCCCAACGCCGTCAGCTGGTTGCCGAGCTGTTGGTGTCGGGTTTGGAATTCGCTGTCGTCCATCGCGGCGTGGTCTTCGCGGTTCGGGTTGCGGCCCGCCGAGATGATGCCGAACGGTTGGGACCGGAGCATCGTGTCGAAGTCATCGACTGACGGCCGGATTTCACCGCCCGTCACCGCGGCCAGCTCCCGGTCCGCTTGCTGGTAGGCCATTTTCTGTTTCGCGAATTCATCGGCCAGTTTCTCAAAGTTAGTGACACCCGTGATCGCGGCCGGCGAAGTCGGGTCGAGACCGCCGGTCAACGCGGCGGACAGCTGGTCGTGAGCTTGGTGGGCCGCGTCGGACGCGGCTTGCAACTTCGCTTTGACCATTTCCTTCTTGGTCGCGAATTCGTTTTGTTTGTCGGCCACGTTCTGTAAGATCGCGGCACCCGGACTATCCGACATGATGTCGGTCGGCCAACCGAGTCGGTCGTGTGCCCGAGCCATACGATCTACGATTTCGCGGAGCGGCGTCACACTTTCGCGGAGCGTGTCGAGATAGTCGCCCACGTCGGCCCGGTCGAGGATGCGGGTCTTGTGAATCGGTTGGCCGTCTGGCGTGTACGCGACCCGCGAAAACATGAACCCGCCGAGTTTGGGGTTCTCCGCGAGGTAGTTTTTAATCGCCGACTTCTGGCGGTACGTGAGCGGCGTCGCGTGCTCGGCGTAACCCATGCCGTTATAATTCGAGTCGAGTCGGACGGCCCCGCTCCGACGCATCAGCTCATGCAGTCCCGGCAAGCTGCCGCCCAACTTTGTCGTGTCGGCGGCCAGATTAGCAGGCCACCCCCACGCATTCATTTCTTCGCCGGACGGGACGGCCGTCTTATGTTCGGGTCGAGGTTGTCCGGGGAATCCGATTTGCACCGGCGTCCCGTTCGCGAGCAAGAACCCGGTTTCCGGCCCGATATTCTCGTGCTGCGGGCGGTCTTTGAACTTGTCGCGGATGTAGGCGTCCAGGTCGGGCGTCTGATCTTCGCGAACCCGTGATTCTTGCTGTTGCACGCCGGCGATAGGGGCCGCCGCGGCGGCGGCTTCCAATCCCGCGGACATGTTCTTCGATTCTTGTTCCCCGTCGAGTCCCAGCTCTTGCTGGACCGTCTGTTTCGACTTAACGCCCATCGCGACGTAAATCTGATTCGTCGCGGCTTCCTCTTGCTTGTCGCGGACGACCAGCGACGGACCTTCGCATTGAATCTTGCATTCGGTCAAGGTCTTCGGGTCGATGATCCCCTTCGCGGCGGCGTATTCCAGCTGCCGCCACGCGACCGCCTTCCGGGTCGGGTGGCGGGACTCGCCGAACACGCGGCACAGCATCCGTTGGATGCGGCGGAATTCTTTGGTCGACGGGGCTTCGGCGACCAGAGACGACGCGAGGTTGGCGTTCGACGCGTCGGCCGTGAGCATCCATTCCGGCATGTTCAACCGGGCGGCGATACCCCGCAGCTCGGCTTGAAGCACTTCGACAAAGCCGCCGGCGTCGACGTTCGACCCCGGCATTTCGTATTCGATGTTCCCCGTGCTCGTGAGAATGGTTCCGTACCGCAACCGTTCAAGCGTGATATTTTGGCCAACGACGGGGTCCGTGATCGTACCAGCTTGCAAGCCGGCGATGAGGTTCTGCGACGCCTGCCCGGTGGCGTTGAGCATCTTCCGGATTAGGGCGATCTTCGCCCGCGTCTTTGCCATGCTCGCCATGCTCGCCAGCAAATCGTTCGCCCGGCGAAGGTTCGACGCGACCGGGTAGAAGGTCGGCAAGCCCCGCTTGGCGTTCCGCGGGACGTTCAGCTTAACGTGCGTGATCGCGTCGGCCGAGATTTCCGACGGAGTTTCGTTCAGCCACGGCCGTTCCATGATACTGTAGCTGACGATGTTCTCCACATCATCGATCGCCGAGTTAACGCCGAAGCTAATGGCGGGCGACCACGGGTCGCCGGTCCGGTCTTTGACGTGCTCCGGTTCCACGAACCGGAGTTCGATCATCCCGTTGTCTTGCGGCCAGAAGCGAAGGAAGAATTCTCCGTCTTTGTCGAGTCGGTCCATCGCGTCCGATTCGTACTCGGCGAGATCGACGTAAGACGCCCAGATGTCGAGCACTTTCTGTGCCCGCGTGTTCAGGTCGTCGTTGTCGCCCGTCACGCGATACGTAAACCCGTCGCCCACGACGTAATTACGCCGATTCTGCAGGGCACAGATCGCGAATTCATTCTCCATCGCGAGCCGGCGGGACCGGTCGCGAATGTACTTCAGCTGAAGCCACGACGTGTAAACCGGTAGAACTTCACCGCGTCCGCGGTTGTTCCAGTAGTACGGCGGGACGCCGCCCGGCGGTACCGGCTGGAACCCGTCTACGTCGTCCCACAAGTCCCGCGGGTCGCCGGGGAACAGGTCGCCGAACAGGTCAATAGCGTTTTCGCTGAGCTGTGCGGTCGCTTCGGCGATTCGTTGCTCGGGGGTCTTCATGATACTCCGCTCAAAACGGGTAGGTTCATCAGCAAGCCGCGGGCGATGACGCGAAACTCATTCGTATCGGTCCGGTTGAAAAACCAATACCAGATTCCGGTGCCGAGAGTCGCCTGCAGGTCGACTCGCAAAAGGGAAATCGTCCAGACCGGCGGGGAGGAACTACTGAGGTAGAGGATGCCCGACCCCGTGACCTTCCGCAGTTTTGGGGACGCCGTCGGGCCGGTGCCGACACAGAATTCCATCGTCCACCCGGACGCCGGGTCGGTCATGTCGTCGGCCCGGTCCCCGGTCATGATGAGCTGCACGTCTTCCAGGTTGCCGGTCTGAATGACGTTGGGCGGCGGGAGAAAGTTGTTAGAGCTGGGCATCGATGTCCTTAGTGTCCGACAGCCGACCTTGAACCGCTTTCACGGCGTCGAGCCGGCCGCGAACATTCTTCGTGGTGTCGAGCTGGGCCGCGAGATAAATCAACACGAATATAATGTGCGTGCGGAACAGCTCGGCGTCACTACCCGATAACTGGAACCGGCCCACGTCGCCGACCAGATGTCGATTCGTGGGAAAGAACGCCTGCCGGCCGGCCGCACTAAATCGTCCCGTATCCACGGCCATTTGCCACGCGAGCACTATCCCGGCCGACGAGCCGCTCAGCGCGAGGTGGCCGGTGCCGCCGACTAGCCGCCGTAGAATCGGCAGACCCGCCGACCCGCCGGCGAGGGCTAACGCCCCGGTCGCACCCGCCATGTGCCACGCCAGCTTTTCGACCGCACTATTACCGGCGAGGGCTAACGCCCCGGTCGCACCCGCCATGTGCCACGCCAGCTTTTCGACCGCACTATTACCCGTCAACGTCAGCGTCGCCGTCCCGCCGGCAAGGTTATACGCGGTCGTATAAGTGATCGTGATATTGACGTGGCCGAGTATTAGGACGTTCGTCCCGCTGATGGACGCGGAGGTTGCTTGGGTAGCGTTCAGCCGGAGGCGGACCGTCGTGGCGGACGGCCGGCTTCCGCTCGGGACTGATTGGCTAGTTCCGGCTTTCGTCGTGCGGGCGACGGTCCCGGTGTACGTCACACCGGTCGCGAGGGTGAGTAGTAAGGTCGTGCCCGGAGCATCGCGAAGTTCTAGCGGGCCGGCGGTACTGGACGCACCGTTGGTGTACGTCAGGACTTGATAGTCAAAGGCGTCCGGCGTGCCGATCGTCGTGACCGTCGACCCGGACGGGATGCCGAACAGACTTTCCCACGTCCCCGATATCTCAAGGTAGTTCGCATTGCTGATCGCCTTGCCCGTGGTCGTGAACTTGTCCGCGTTGTTGCCCGTCCAGTCGGTCGTGTCCGCCGCGTAAGACGACGCGGCCCCGAGTGATCGCGACCAGCCGGACACGTCCGTCCATAGAGTATTTGCGGTACTCACGAGTCCACCGTTAGGCGTCGGTCAACAGCGGCGTGGTCGAATCCCAATTCCCGCCGCTCGTGTCCTTCGCGACGGTGAACGAGTCCCCGCTATTCAACGTGAGACTGGACCCGTAATCCCACCAGCCGATCAGCGGGCGGTTGCCGGACGTACCGGCCGAAGCGTTGTAGAGGAAGGCGTAGCGGAACGGGCCGACCGTCCCGCCGGACGCGGTCAACACGACCGCGTTGCCGGTCTCTTTCACCGTCCCCGCCGAATTCACGTTGGCCGTCGAGGCAACGGTCATTCCGCCAGCCGAGTAGCCGTTGCCGGCGGCCACTTCCGCCGCACTGGAAGTTGCTTTCAGCGTGTGTCCGGCGTCGTCATAGATCGTGTCCGCGGCGTTCGGGCTTGTGTTCGTCAACCCGATCTTCAGCGTGTCGCCGCCCGACCCGAGGTTGTGAACCTTGTTAAATAGGTCGCTAACGAACGTGTTAAATTTATTGAAACTTGCCATGTGGTTAGAGTCCTAACGCGGTCTTCGCGAACGTGGCGACGGCCAAGCCGCCTTTCGCCGAGTAGTGCGTGCCGTCGGTGAAATAGGAAGCGTCATTGGTCGGTTCGGGCAGCACGCCTTCGATGTCGCAGAAGACGACGTTGGCCGGGCTGCCGTCGGCCGCAATGGCCGCTTGGATCAGTGACTTCGTGAGTGCCCGCACCGTCGGCGTCTGCGACAGGGACGGGGTGATGCCGAAGCAGTAAAAAGTGGTACTCGGCAGGCCAGTCCGTAGGGCGTGAATCATCGTCTGGTACGCGTTCTGGAAAGTCGTCTGGGCCGACGGCGTACTCACGTCGTCATTACCGCCGTACGGCACGATGACCTTGACCGGGGCGGGACTCAGCCCGGTGATGTCAGACGTGCTCGTCTGTCCGCGGCCCACGACCGTCGAACCGCCGACCGACCGGACGACGATTCCCACGTCGGCGAGGTAGTCGAGGTAGTGCGTCGGACTCACGTCGGCCGGCGTCGTCCAGCCGAGCCAAAGCGAGTCGCCGTAGACGCCGACCAGCGTGCGGTTCGGATACGTCCCGGTCGTGAACGTACCGTTGCTCACCATGAAGGCGTACGGGTTGTTATTCTCGGCACCCGCTAGCCCGTTGCCGGTGGTCGAATCGTTAATGATCCGAACGTCGTACGTACCGGCCGGGATGTTGTCGATGATCTTCGTCCACTGGTACGTGTTCGACAGGGCGGCGTCGCAGAGAACGCCGGCCCCGTAAGTCACACCACCATCCAAGCTGACTTGGTACGCACCCGTCAGTGTGAAGACCGAGATCGCTCCGGGGGCTTGCGTGATGGTGGTTTTGATTCGTGCTTGTGCGGCGACGCCGAGGTCAACCATCACGTCCCATAGCGAGAATGCCGTGGTGTGATAATAGCCGCCGTCGATCCGTAGCTTCGTGTTGTTGTCGGCGTACGTGCGGGCGATTGGTCCGCGGCCCGGCGGGATGACCGCCGCGGCACGGCCCCGCGTGTCGTGAACCACGAAGGACGGGTTGACGCCGCCGCCCGCCGTCCGTTCGATGAACGCGTTCACGGCCCGGAAAATAATCTCACACGTGTGCAAGCCGTGTGTCTGCCCGGTCGCCAACGTGACTTCACCGAACGCCCCGTCGGCGTTGTACGACGGATTGACTTGGACGCCGTCGATATAGATTGCAAACGCCGTCGTCGGGTTCTGCCCCGAAATCGTCGTCAGGTACGCACCGAGTCCGGTGCCGATGTACCCGAACAAGATGGACCCGCCGTTCGGCGTCAGCCGGTCGATCGTGTGTGAACCGCTAAATCCCGTCGCTTCCGCGAGGAACGTCGTGGTCGTAATCACGTTCGGGTCGGTACTGTTTCCGCTGCCGTCCAACAGGAGACTGTACGACAGGGTCGACGTGTGGCCGTTTCGCGGTCCGCGGGAGTGCGGGTAGGGGAAGAACATTACGCGGTTTCTTCGAGGTAGCTGGCCAAGACGCGGAGCGTCCCGGACCCGGTCTGAATCGCCTGAACCTTCTGGTTAATCGCGGCGAGTCGCAACCCGTACCGCGGCGTGATCTGGACCGGCGTGCTCGCCGTCACGTCGATCGTCATGAGCACGTTCGGCGTTAAGGCGTCGTCTTGAATCGTGACGACGGTGTCGACGGACGCGGACAGGACGAGATCGTACACAACTTGCTTCGCCCCGGTCGGCGGCGTACCGGTCACGATGTCGTGGGCGGCCGTGTCGGCAATCGCCGTGTACTTCTGGTTCGGGATGACGGCCGGGCCACCGTCGTGAAAGGGTTGCCCGCGGGATGCGGCAGTCGATGCCATTGGATTATTTCAACCTTGGATGTTTGCGGTTGCCGTCCCAATTTTCGCCAAGGGTCGGCTGTTGGCTACAAAGATGGTAAACGAACGCGGTCGGCAGGTGCCGCCGGTAGTCGGCCGGCCACTGTGCGGCGAACATCGTGTCGTCGTGGGCGGCGGTGCCGAGACTGAACGGGTAGGGCTTCTGACAGCTGGCGTGCCACAGCTGGAAAAAGCCGATCGGGATGTAGCCGTACAACGGGTCGACGTACCGATGCCCGACGGGCCGGGTGTGCCCCGGCTGCGTCCAAAAGCTGTGACAATTCTGCGGGCCGCCGTTGCGGACCGCGTTCAATTCCGCCCGGCCGATTACGTCGACGCGGTCGCACCCGTAGATCGCCGACTTGTCGAGGTGGGTGTGATTGAACAGCACCCGGCGGAAGTTGTCGGGCAGGGCGATATCACTGTCCAGGTGCATCCGCCAGCCGTTGTATTGGAACCGGCCGAAGCCGGCGTTAATCGCGGCACCCTTGTTAAAGTTCCGGCCGTTCTTCTTAAACAAGTCTGTCAGGACGCACACCGCCCCGTGTTTCTTCGCGACCCGTTGCGTGCGCCGGTCGTCGTGGGCCGTGACGACAATTAATGTGTCAACGTGGCAATGATTCAAGCCGAGCGTCACGTCGAGCATGTCGTCAAAGCCGACGCAAACGGTGACGGCTTCAAGCCGCAGCTCGTCTTGACACGGCGGTTCGGGGTTGCAATAGTTAGCCGGGGTTCCCATTGTGGGCCGTCGGTTCTCCCGTTTTCGGGTCAAAGGTTGTGCCGTGAAATATGGAGAGTAGCATCCGCTCGCCGCGTTCCGTGGACGCGTCCGGATGCCCGAGCGGCAAGCTGCGAGCGCTGATCGCTCGGCTAAATACCGAGGGTAGTCGATACGGACTATCTTTCTTCCAGGGGAGGGTATTCGCCACGCTGCCGGGCACCGATACCCACTCCCCCGGCGGGAGAAACCTGTTGGCCGGTTCGATCTTCGGGTTGTTGGGCCGACGGGCATGCTTCGCGGCCCACCGTTGGCCTTGTGCCGCATTGTCGTACCCGTGTTCCGATAGCCAATCCGCGAACATCATCCGCGACAGCGGGTCGGGGTTCTCCGCCAGCCCTTTTAAGAACGGCTGTGCACCAGGATGGTCCGCGGGGTTTTCGTAGAAGTCGAGGCCCAGCTCATCATTCATTGGTACGTCTCGGTCATCGGCGTCGGGTTGAAATACGCGAGGTTGAAGGCGTCGGCGTCGTCGGGCGAGCGGTGCAGGTTGGCCTTTGTAACTTTCTTCTGTTCGACTTCCCGGCGGCCCTTTTTATCGAATTGATATTTCGGGGCGAGCAGTTGAGTTGTTAATTCCGACTTCTGTTCCGGCGTCAGCCGGGAAATGTCGACCAGCCCGTTCTTGACGCAATCGACCGCGTCGAACCAGAGTTGACTGCGGATGTTCGGAAACTCCGGGTTACACTTAGACGACCGGGCGTCGATCGGGACGACGTTGTATCGGTCGCGGATTAACATGTCTTGCGTCCCGCCGCCGTACGCCGAGTCGTCAATCTGAATCTTGACCCGCAACTCGCCGACCGTCTCCCGGCCGTACTGATAACACAATTCACGAATCCGGTCCGAAATCATCGTCTCACGCCACCCGTTGTGCGACTCGTGGTGCAGGCTGCACAGGCCTTGCCGGACGTGCATCACCGTGTGGTCGTCGCCGAACCGGGCCACGTCGCAGCCGATGACGACGGGCCACGTTTTTAACAGCTGTTGTCGCGTCGCGAGCAGCTGGGTGACGTGGGCTTGGCTGAAGACGCTGCCTACCGATTGCGACGGCCGCCGGCCGAGTATGCGGGCTTCAGCAATCGGGCCGGGCCGATACCGCCGGCCCGCGACGCTGATATCATCATTCTCCCCCGGTTCATCACCCGTGAGGCGGGTCGCCCAGCGGTCCAGTCGGTCAAGAAGCCGGTCGAGCGTAATTGCCTTTGGAACAGGAGGTAGTCGGCCAGCAAGTCCGGCGGCAATGTTGGGATGGTCGAGGGCGGACAGGCGGACGATGTGGTATTTGTCGGAGCGTTCACGGATCGCCGTCTCACTGCTGGTGCTGATGGGGTTATAGAACGCGGCGAAATAATGGGCCATGCTGTCGGCCGCGACCCAAAACTCCGATTCGATTTCTTCGGCTTCTTCAAAGATGACGAATACGCTTCCGGTGTGCCGACCCTGGAACGCGGTTGCCGACCGGGCCGTGAACCCTTTCACCCAATGCATGTCGTCCGTCGAAAGTCGCATCGCGGCGGGAGCAAACCCGGCGGCCGGTCGCATCGCCCGCAGCTCAGCGAAGACGGTGTCACGAATCTGGTCCGCGACGGGTCCGGTGACGATGGTTCGACCCGGATTGAAACAATCGTAGTGCCAGCTCGCCAGACAGGCTTCGATAAACGACTTACCGGTTTCATTGGCCGACGGCACCAGAATCCAACGGTGTTTAATTAACGCCGCACAGATTTCATCCTGTTGCGGCGTCAGCGCGACGCCTAACACTTCGCGACAGTAGAGAGACGGGTCGGTGCGATACTTCCGAAAGTCGGCGGTCCGGCTTCGACTTAGCGTGTCGAGAGTCGCGTTCATCCGTCGAAGTCGGGTCGCTAACTCACTACTCATCTGAACTTCTGGGCTTCCGGATGGTCCGCGGGGTTCTCGTAGAAGTCGAGGCCTAGTCCGCCACTCATGTCGTCGGGTCTTCCCCCGCATAGCGGTATTGGGGGTTGCCGTGTTCGTCCCAATTCAATTGGTGCGACCGGCCGATAAATGCCCGCCACAGCGGGGTGGTACTCAATATCGGAGCAAGAGTATAAATATCGTAGGCGTAGTTATTACCCCCGTATTGTCCTCCCAGACCGCGATGCTTTAGCGGTTCATAGTTAGATGCACGGTGGAAGACGAGTGGCAGCTCGTGGGAGACTGCCGGGTTGTGATACGTCGTGAGTGCGTGAGGGTTCGCCGGGCGACTGAACCCGCCGGCGTAGTTCCCCTCCCCCCGCGTCACAGTGTATGGTTGCTTCCCATACTTCGCGGCCCAGCGCATTCCGTGGGCCGCGTTGTCGTACCCGTGTTCCGACAGCCAATCCGCGAACATCATTTTGGTGAGATTATCGTTCGGATTCTTTCTGAGGGCCGGCACCCAGTTCTTCTGAACGTCCGGATGGTCGACCGGATTCTCGTAGAAGTCAACGCCTAGTCCATCGGCCATAGATCGAGTCCCCACAGTTTGCGGTCGGCCACGTCGGTCAGTGCTTCGACGTGGCCGCCGAGCATCACGACGTTCCGGACGTGCCCGGGGTGTCGGTAGAGCGTGTCGTCCTGCCAGCTCGCCCATTCGGCAATCGACATATGTAAATATCCGTCGGCGTACGCGATGATGCGGGTTGTCGGGAAATCGCTCAGTCGATGTCCCTGCAACCATTTCGTGTTGTACCCGTACCCGCCGGCTTCGGGACACGGCGTCGGAATGGTCGGGGCCGTGCTGTCGGACGGCAGGTACCCGCGGTCGTCGTGCCACTGAATCACCGACAGGCCGAGCTGGTGCAGGTTGTTCTGGCACTTCACCGCGAGGGCGGCGTGTCGGGCGTACTGGACCGCGGGGAGCAGCAAGCCGAGGAGGATGCCGATGATCGTGACGACGACCAGCAACTCGATCAGCGTGAACCCGCGGTCACGCATCGTCCCGTCCCCGTTCGTCCGGCCGTAGGTTCGGGTCGACGGTGGCCGCCGGCCCCGGTTCGCCACCGACGCGGGCGGCCAGCTTCGCTTCGGCCCGTTCCAGCTCCCGGCGGAGTAGTATCTCCGTGTTGCCCTTAAACCCGTAGCTCAGCAAGTTTTCGATTGCCCGAAGCCGGACCGACGGTTCCTCGTGCCCGAGCAATTCGATCAGTGCGTCGACCGCACGACTCATCGAATCGCACAGCTTCGACGCGGCGGCTTCGATCATCGCCCGCCGGATTGTGTCCACGCGAGCACGGAACTTCGGGTTCCGCCGCCATTTGAAGACGGTGCGTTCGTGGACGTTGCACGCCTTCATGGTCTCGGCGATGGTGGCACCACTGGCGGTCACGATCGCGGCGACCGTCCACTTCGGCGGGTCACTGTCGTCTCGGTATCGGGGCATGTTAGTATCCTTCGGCCGGCAGCGGATGGATCGGGCCGGCCGGCGGCATGTTCACGTTTTGGGGGTTTGACAGATGGGTGTCGGTGGTACGCCGGGCGGCAGCCCCCTTCACGTCATTGAGCGTGCCGCTCGCGACGTTGCCGCCGGCGTGATGGTCGTGCAGCTGCCACACGACACGCTTCGCCTCTCGGTCGTACGTCGGGTGCACCGTGTACCGGTGGGCACCGTTTTCAAAACCGTAGTGGTTCCCGCTGTCCATGTCGGGAACGAATTCAAGATCGGGGATGTGTGACTGGTAGTGCATGCCCGGCGACATCTCCAACAGATAAGCCCATTCGTCGGCGACGACAATTGGTAACTTGGCGGCCCGGCGTTCCTTCATCGCGGCGATGACGTATCCGCGAGTTTCCAACCACTCCGCGAATTGAAGCCGGTTCGCCGAATCACTGATCGGGCGGTTTTCTTTCTTACGCTCCACCATGCCGGCGATGATCGTGGCGACGATCGGATGGTTCGCAAGGTCGGCTGAGTTACGCATGGGTGAGGATGATCCGGGCGGCTTCGATGGTGGATCGGCGGACGCGGTGCCCGCGGAGTGCGGCACGCAACCGGCCGGCGGCAAGTACCCGCAGCTGCGACAACTTCAATTCGGTCGTCTGCCGCATTCGTTGGCGGGCGGCGTCGATGTCGGCGGACATGGCGGCGTCGGCGAAGGCGTCCTGCACTTCGGACTCGGTGATGCCGAGCTTCTTCGCCGCGGTCTTCGGTTCGTACCGGACGATCGTGTCCGCGACTTTGCGACGGGTCTTAGGGTTGGCGAGATTCATCGGCGGTCGGTGAGACGTCGGTACAACTCGGCTTCGACTTGCACGTAGTCGTCGGGAGTCGGGTTGACGGGCACGAGAACGGCCCGAGTGTCGAGGTAGAAATGTGCGTCCGGCTTTCCGTGCCCGACCCAAATAGCGTCGTACCAGATTTTATTCTGGGCGAGCCAGCTGGCGATCGGCGTGAGCACGGCGTCGACTTGCTGATCTTCCGGCCGGTCCATGTCGAGCACGTATCGCAGCCGGGTCGAATAGATGACGATGTGAAACTTCGTGGCGAGTCGCCGCATGAATGCGTCGGCACCAGGTCGCGGCGGACCGATCGGAGCGTGCGCTCGGGTCGGCAGGTCGGCGAGCAGGCCGTCGATCTCGACCGCGATACGCGGCTTTGACCGGCTACTTGCCGCCACAACCGGGGCGAGAGCATTGGCCATGCGACGGGACACAACAGCTGCAGGCATCGCCGACCTTTCGGCACGAACAACGGCAGGGACAGTGAGAGGCGTTGACGCGGGCGACCGAATCGGCGGCGGCACATAGCATCGCCGTACAGATCGCGGTCGTCACGCAACGCATAAACGTTTTCATGAATGACACGGATGATTACTTGTTCGGGTGGAAAAGATCGTGCCCCGACTTACGCGTAAGTCGGGGCACGGTAACGATTTGAGCGGGAAACTCTGGCCAGTCCATACTCTATTTGGCCGTTCTGGTGCTGTCGAGGAATCTAAGAGTCCCGCTATCAGTGTTAGCGCGCAGAATTCTCCGCCCGCACAGTCTTTTCCAGGTTTTCGGCGACGAATCCCCGGATTTTGGCCGCCACCATCGCCGGGGAAATACGGTCGCCGGCGACGGGGTAGCACGTGGCCAAGAAAATATTCATTGCTTCCGGCATCGTCAGGCCGAAAAAAGCCCCTAGAGCGTGGAAGCCGCAGAATTCCCCATATGCGGGTTGAAGAGTACAAGGCGCGTCCGGGGCTGTGAGTCCCTCCGCCTGAAACTCCGGAATCGTCGTGGCGTACCCCGCGGCGCATGCCACCGTGCCGCACTCCGCGTCGATAGCATAGCCCCACCAACCCATGTTGAAGTGCTTCTGCTGTACGGAGTCTAGGAACTTCGCCAGCTTCAGAAGTCGAGCCGCGAATACGGTTTCAGTCTTCATCGAAAGTTCCTCCCGGAGTTATTTCACCGCGCGAGGTTCGCGTTCCTCAAGTTTTCCCCAGGACTGATCGGTGTGCGTCTGGCGAATCTGCTCGGCCAGAGTGATCGTCGTGTAGTTTTCTCGCGGGCCATTCTTCCACGCCATAATCGTTCGAGTGAACCCCAACCATCCAAGGCCAACGTGCATATTCACGCCAGACCAGCCGCTTCGATGGTCGGCAAACGTGACGGCCCGAAAGGTCAGACCGACATCAAAAGAACGGCCCCATCGCTTGTGGAACCATGCGCGAATCCACTCACCGCGCCCGGTGGAGATTTGCTTACCGCCGGGGTAGCGGTTCCAGTTAGTTTTCATGGGTTACATCCTGATTTCTGTGACGACGATAGGGCCTATTCGCCGCACGTTGCCTTCGTTCAGGACAGTCAAGAACTCGCGTCCGACTGCGACCAATCGGAGCGGATAAGGAGTCAATGTCGTTTGGACGTGGACCGACTTGGTTTCAAGGTCTCGCCGCGTCACATTTGCTTTGACCTGTTCGATCGTCATGGCATTCTCCGGTTCGCGGTTCCGATCATTCGCTCCACGCCCTCATTGTCCAGATTTGCTCCGGTGCGTCAAATGGATAAATGCCAATCGATATCTACCTTTCACGAGCTGGTTGAACGCCCGGCCGAGTGATTCGGCGCCGAGCATGCCGGTGTACACGCCCTCCGGAACGTCGCGGTAGGTGTACACCTCACCCGACACGAACTTGATTTGCAAAGTCCCCTCATCCCAATCGTAGGCGACACCACGCACCACCGAGCTGTCATGCTGCTGCATCATCGGAATGCCCTCCAGTTAGACTTTATACCGCCGTGCGTCCACAACGAGCTTGTCGAGACGGTCCGCGATGCGGGCGTAATCGCGTGCGCGCGGGCGGTCTTGCCAATTCGCCTCAAGATGATCCGCTTTATCGCGGACAACCTCAGATAGCATGCAGAGCACAAACTGAAGACTGCTAGCGTCAACCATCTTTTCCAGGTCGTTCTTCATCGGTCGATCCTCCCTTTGTCTCGTTTCCCCTCACTTCTCTACCCAATTAGAGTATAGGGGGCGGAAAAGGATTCGTCAACCCCAAAAACACTATTTTCGTAGGCCTGCCCGCGTTTTTGACCCGTTTTGTCGGACGCAACCTATATGCCGGCATCAGGTTCCGGCGGAAAAAGGCGTTTTTGGGGTTTTTGGCAAATCTTCTATAGTATTCTATATGTATATATTTTTTTTCCTCTATAGGAATTATAAGAAGGTACTCTAAAACCGAGAAAATGCCGGAACCCCTATCGACATAAAAGGTTCCAGCATTTCGACCCGGTGCAATTCCGGGGCAGGTTTTTCTGGCCCCTTACGCCGGCGTAATGGATTGTAGGGGCCAAGCTAGGGGCCACGCTGTGCACGCAGCGCGCGCTACGCAGTACGGGCCAACCTCCGAATGGCCGCGAGCAGTGGGGGTGGTGCCGGAATCTCATTCTCGATTGCGTACGGTGCCAACGTCTTCACGGCCCAGCCCTTTTCGGGATACTCAAATGCCTCCCACTCGTCCCAGCACCAACCGACATTTCGACCTATGAAAGCCGCGTACATTTGCCGGGCCGGCGTCGTGGCGGCCTGCCATAGAATCTCCGAGAGTAACTCATGACTTTGCCAATTCAGCGTGGCCCCCAACAGCCGGGCACCCCGCAGATCGGCTTCCCGCAGATTGGCGCCCCGCAGATTGGCACCCCGCAGACTGGCACCCCGCAGATTGGCATTTTCCAGGTCGGCACCCCACAGATCGACATCCCGCAGATTGGCACCCCGCAGATCGGCACCCCACAGATCGACACCCCGCAGATCGGCACCCCGCAGATCGGCACCCCGCAGATCGGCCTGCCGCAGATCGGCATCCAGCAGATCGGCCTGCCGCAGATCGGCCTGCCGCAGATCGGCCTTACGGCCCGTGCTACAGTCGGCGAGAAACTTCGCGTGGTCGTCCAATACCCTCTTCAGCGTCGTGGTGTCCATTTGTCATACTCCCATAAGGTAGTTATGAAGTTCCGCCGGCGGCGGGTTATCGTCCGTCGCGTACGGTGCGAGTGTCTTTATAGCCCAAACCTTCGCGGGATGCTCAAACGCCACCCACTGCTCCCAGCACCACGCCCGTTTCGCCCAGACATACGCGGCGTACATTTCTTGCCTCTGCGTCTCGGCGGCACGCCATAAAATCGCCGAGAGTAAGTCGTGGCTCTCCCAATTTACTATGACCCCCTGTATATCGGACTTCCACAGGTCGGCACCCCGCAGATTGGCACCCCGCAGATCGGCACCCCGCAGATGAGCATACCGCAGATCGGCACCCCGCAGATTGGCCTCCCACAGATCAGCATCCCGCAGATCGGCACCCCGCAGATCGGCCTGCCGCAGATCGGCACCCAGCAGATCGGCACCCCGTAGCTCCGCGGTCTGCAGATCGGCGTGCCGTAGATTGGCACCCCGCAGATTGGCCCTACGGCCCGCGGCATTGCCGGCGAGAAACTTCGCGTGGTCGTCCAATACCGTCTTCAGCGTCGCAGCGTCCATCTGTCAGCTCTCCGTAACGATGATTGGGTCGGGAAAGACCCGCGGTTTCCCGGAATACAGGAAGACGTATCCCGCATTCCCCTCCCCGTAGTACACTCGCGTCGTGGTGAGTCTCATGACGTGGGCGTACCCGAGTACTTCACCCACCGGCAGACCGGCGACCCGCCCGCGGGCGTCAACCTCATGCTTGATCCAATTGGCCCCGTGCAGGTCGACCAGCTCGTTCAATCGTGCGGTCCGTTCGGCGTTCATGGATTTGCCCTAGAAGTCAACCGGTCTTCCAAGTTTGAGTGTGCCCGAGCCACGTAGGATTCAAGAATTTCAGTCGCGCCCGTAGGTGCGATACCACAACGGGTTGCGACGACGACGATCGCCTCGACCATCGCCGGGTCAGTCCGTTGGATGCGGTCGAGTCGGGTCGACCATAAATCGCGTTCTTCCGACTCGTTCTCCACCCAGGATCGCGGTGCGGGCGTGCTCAACCACAACCACGCCGAGACGGCCCGGCCCAGACTTACCGGCCCGACGACGCGTTGACACCGGGCACGCACTTCGGCGTCGCCGCTCATCGACCCGCACCACGCCGCCGGGACGGCGTACCAACCGAGTCGATCCAGCGTACGGGACGCACGGTCACGGACCGCGTACCGGGCATCGCCCGTCGGTCCGACGCATAAGAACCCCATCACAACGAGTGTCAATGCGTTCATCCGTCGTACCCCGCCGTGTGATCGTCCCCCATCGGCTTCCCCCCGCAGACCGTACAGACGATCGCCCCGTTACGACTGATCGTCTGTGGGTGGTCACACCGGGCACGAATTTCCGCTAGCTGGTCGTCTACCATCCTTAACGCCTTGGCGTTATCGGCGAATACTCGTGCTCGGGCCGCATCCCGACCTTGAATGTCCCGTTCGATGCCGAGTATCTTTTCGATTTCGCGGGCGAGTCCGGCCGACGTGTCTTCCCCGGCTCTCACCCGTCGAAGTAACTTCCGTAATAGTTCTGGCGTGAACGTCACGACACCACCCCCTTACACACGTCACACTGAGCGAATCCCACGAAGTCGTCCGGCCCGGCATACCGCCAGACCGTGCAGGCGTGCACGCAATGTTCCAGCTTCGTCTTCAGCCGGACGACGCGGTTGCCCGTGTCGGTGGGCACGTTGACGATTGTAACCGGCGGACCTTTGATCCGCGCCCGACTATCCTTCCACTGCCGACGAGTCGCACGAGACATTATATCCCCGCTTCTTCAAGTACCCGAACCGCGTCCCGCTTCCGCCGCTCCGGAGCGTCGTTCCATAGCCCGACCCCAACCGTGCCGGACCGCGTCAAAGCATCCTTTGCGGACGGCAGAGTCTGAATAACCGCACGGACTCGATTAAAACATTCATCGGCGGTATAATTCCTATACCCCCGATCGCAAGCTAGTATGACGGCCCCCAGCGTACAGCAGCCGACCAGCTGCTCTCCATCGTGAGAAAACATTTCCCCCTTCACGAACTTCAGAGACTTCATAACCTCAGACGGTTTCAGCGGTCGTTCTGGCATGGTGCACCCCGTCCTTTGCGTGATAGATCAGAGAAAGATCGCCGAACCGATGAAGGAATTCTTCCTCCGCCCGATACGTCGACCACGGCGCGATGCGGATTTGCAACGGTTCCGCCCCGTCGAAAGTAACTCCCGGTTGTAGAGGCGTCATGCAACGACGGGCTTCGGCGATGCCGACTCGATTGTCGATGTCATGAATCTCCGCCGGCATCGGCCACGGCAGGAGGTAGCGTGTCGCGACGGCCCGTAGAATCCGATTCTCAATTTCTTTATACTCTGGTATCTGTAGCTTGATCGGGCGGTTCAGGTCGCGGACATACGCTTCGCTGGCGTCGTGCAACAGTCCCCACAAGGCGTTTTCGTCCGACACGTGCCACGACACCATCACCGAATGTTGGGCGACGGTGATCCGCGGCTTACAGTGGCCGCCGAATCGATACTCGCCCGATAGGACGTACGCGATGTCGCGAATGTCGATGTCGTCCGGGTTCGGGTTCAGCGGGTAGAACCGCTTACCCGTCATCGTTTGAATCCAGGGTTCCGCCACGTTATTTCCCTCCCATCCACTCTAACGGCTTCCGAAGGATCAAGATCAACAGTGTAACGACGAAGATACCCGGAGTTAGAAGCCATTCTACGAGAGTCTCTCCCGCGGTCGATTTATACGCGGGCGGAGCATAGTTTTTGTTGAGATACCGAAGGAACATCGGTGCCGGGATGAGGTACCACACGGCCAAGCCGACGTACAGATACGTCTGCCAGCCGAGCGATTGAAAGAACGCTTGATCGATCGTGATGGTCATTTGTGGTTGAATCCGAGTTTACCCCGGTTCTCCTGTTCGTGGGTCTCTTGCGAGACGAGGTACGTTTCCAACGCCATTAACGCCCGGCACACCGCGTGCCCCGGATGGTCGTCCTGAGTGTCGCCCGCACCCCACGCGAACGTGTGCATCAACATGTGGTTCACGTGATCGTCCGTGCTAATCACCCGCCAGTTGTCCACCCCGTACTTCGCCGCCCCGTGATACATGACGTTAGCGATGTGCAGGAGAGCACGTTGCGGGAGTAAGTGACAGGCGTACGACACGCCGGACTGTTTACCGCCGGCCGCGCTCACTACCGTCGGTGCGGTCGGCCCAACCCCGTCTAACGGCATAATTATTCTCCCGTATGAGATAAGTTTGCCCCCGAAATCATTCCTCCAGATGCCCCACGCCTACCGCCGCAAAGCCGAGCAACACGAGCGGCCACGCCGTCGCACATGCTAGCGGGCCGAGCACCAACAATATACCCAGCTTCATCGTCTCGTGTATCTTCAAATTCGCAATCAATGCGGCCCCCGTCGTAGTGTACGTGAGTGCCGCCCCACCCCACCACACCCACGCCGTGACAAGATCGACGGTCATCGCTTCACACTCCCCATGCCGGGCCACGCCGACTTGGCGTACCGCGGACTCAAATGTCCTTCAACCCCGATCGGGAATCCGATAGCCCAGACCGCGGGTGTCGTCATGATGTCCGCAAGCCTGTTCAATAATTCTAGCGAAGATTTTTCCGGTACCGCACACACAATTTCGTCGTGAACGTGCATCGCCGGGTCCAGCCCGGCGGCTTCGCAATCGCACAAGGCGTCCCGGAGTAAGTCGTTGCACACGGCTTGCGACACATTCTCCACAATCTTCCCGCCGTACAGAGAGCTGACGCCGTGCCGCGGGTCATCGTAGACTACCGTAGGTCGGGCCTCAACCGTTCCAGAGACATATTTCGCATAAGCCGGTACGCGACTCTCAACCCGTGCGTTTCGATACACCAGCGAACGACCTGACGGCAGTGAAATGTGTAGGTGACCTGCGATGCGGCGGAACGAAACGCGGCCCACAGTGTCGGGACTGTCATCCATGCAGGCATTGAAGCAAGCTTGCTGGTAGGACTGCCATAGGCCGCCTCGGCGGTACGGTCGGCCGTCGTCCAGGTGTCCGGCGACGAATCCGGCGATTTTCGGGAACGCCGTGCGGTAGGCTTCGACGCACGCGAGGGCGGTAGTGTTTGCCGTTTCAAGGTTGATCCCCAATGAATCACAGAAAAGTTGCAACTTGCGGTCGGACATTCCGTACCCGCACCCCAAAATGACGATCTTCCCGACTTCGCGTTGGGCTTTCGTGACTTCGGCGACCGGGACGCCGTAAATGCGGGCCGCCATTTCCTTATAGATGTCCGTGCCGTCGCGGAATCCCGCCAACAGCGTCGACTCGTTGGCCAACCATGCGACGCACCGGGCCTCAACCGCGGCGTAGTCGCATATGGCCAGCAACGTACCGGGGGTGGCGACGAAGCACGACCGTAGGAGGGTCGACAGGATGTCGTCTACCCCGACCCCGTGCAGTTGTGCCGCGGAAGAAACGGCCTCCCACGTCGGCCCGGATGCCAGCAACCCCGGTACGTCGACCCCCTTGACCCCTTTCGGCAGGTTGTGCACCTGGACGCGCCGGCCGCCGAACCGCCCCGTATGGGCGGCGATCAACACGTGCATGACCCTCAAACGTCCGTCAGGGTCGACCGTAGAGAGGGCAGTTTCCAGCTTCGACGTCGCGATTCGCGTTGAGGCGGACCGCAGAC